AGAGGTAAGGAAGCGGTTGGTTGAGCCACCATCCCCGACGATGTAAGCCAGAGAAGTAAGGGTTGCATCAGAACTGTCGAAGTCTGTCACCAAGCGGTGGAGGGCTTTGCCTACCACCATCCCGGCTGGGACAGATACCGTAAACGTCTGCGTATTCGTTGAGTTGGTGAAATCACCGTGCTCTACGACGATTTGATGGGTGAAGCCAGTTCTGGCCTGTGCTTCGTAGCCTAGTTTAGATGGTTGAATTGCCATGTCTTCAGATCCTCTTTCTTAGCTGAGTGCTGTGTTGAACTGTCCCAAACCAAGAGGATTCAGAATGCGAAGAGCGCACTTGGCTTCGATGTAAGTCCGCTCACCACCACCGAGGTTCGGTAGAGGTTTGACGGTTGGCTGTTTGAAGGAGGCAAGCTCCACCTTAGACATGTCCAGGAGGTAGCCTCGGCCCTTGTCGGTTGCGAACGTAGCAGGAGGGGCACCCGCTCCAATGAAGTTGGAGCTGACCACCTCAACGGTGCCGTAGTCGCCTTCGTAGACCGAAACAGAGTTCCGAACTCGGGCTCCACCACCATCGTAGTTGAACTGCCGGCTGAACTTGGCAGCGTCACTGTCTGCATACTGCGCAAACCGGGTCATATCGGTGATTCGTCGTCGAAGCGTAGAACCACAGACAAGGGCGTAACTGCCGCTCATACCAGTCTGGTCGTAGATTTCCTGGAAGAGAGTTTGGATGTCATCTTCGGTGATGTTCGCCGTTGCCGTGGTGACGATCTGGTTTGCGTTTGGTCGGTAAGCCTCGGGAACCTCATACAGCGTTTGAGCTGCAATGTTGGTTGTGTCCCGAATCCAGATACCCAACCCTCGTCCAAGCCGCGGGTTTTCTGCTCCGTCGTCTTCCTGGTGCTCTTGGTCAGAAAGGCAGGTTGCTTCGATGTCGCGGCCGATCTCTTCCAGCTTCTTAGCGATTGCTTCAGACATTTCATCGCCCTTCAAACCAGCCACATCAGACACCTCTTGTGCATCAGGGCTAACCTTCGCCGTTCGACGGTGGGTTTGCAGATAGGTGCGCAGCATTGCGCGGTTCTCTGCGTGGTTTTCGAAGGTGGAAACGTCGGTCCCATCAACAACACCGCCAAGCTTTGGGGGGTCGTATGCGTCCACCGTCCACTGCATAAAGGTATTGTGAGGCGTTCGGCCCTTCCTTACGCGAGAGGTAAACGGTGTTTGCTTTTCGTCTGTCCGAGTGATCAAATCCAGCACGTCTTCGCGCTTGTGGATCTGATTTCGTTCTAATAGTCCAGATGCCATGTATCAGTTGTTTCTAAACTGAGCAAATTATTGTTCTTGGTATGCGCCTGCCCGGATCAGTTCTGCTAAAGCGGCTCTTCCACCGCCTTCTCTAACCCGCTTGGCTGCTGCGTCAGCTTTTTCCTGGCTGGTAACCTTCCGAGGCTTCCCGCCTGCCGGCTTACCTGGTTGTGGAGTTGGTTGAGCTTTGGGTTTAGGGGCTGCCTTTTTCTGTGCTGCCTCTCGCTCCCGGATTGCACCGCCAACCATTCTGGCCAGCATAATTTTGTGCATCGGGATTTCCCTTAGCCGCAAGTCGCCAAACTTCTTTAGAACATCCTGTATAACAGCCCCGTTTTGGTCCTCGGGATCATTCACCCAAGGGTAAATTTGCTCGGCCTGAACATCCCATTGATTGGTCAACTCAATCCGTTTACGGGCCTGCGGCAGTTTGCTTCTCTGAAGCTCAACGGCTGCTAACTCCAGCTCATCTAAGAATTGCTCAGGGTCGTCAGGCTCCGCTCCAAACAGCTCTTTTAGGTTCTTAGAAACCTTTTCAGGGTCTCTTCCCAAAAGCTTCTGCTGTTGCTTCGCCCACAATTCATTCTGAATTGCTTCCTGCTCAACTCTTTCCAGCTCAGAGATCGATGTGATGTTCTGAATCTGGTTCTCAGGTGTAGCCGGTTTGCTTTCGCTTGCTTGCTTCAGCTGATCTTCCAGGCTCGCAATCTTCTCCTTCAGCTCCGACTTTTGCGCCGTTAGCTTATCGATCCGCTTTTGCTTGCCGTCAGGCTGTGGCTCAGGTTGCTCTTGCTCAGTTTCTAGGGCTTCCTGTTCCTCGGCCTCTGGTTGAGCTTCTTCCAGCTCAGTCTCAGCTTCCGCCTCCTCCGTCACTGCCTCATCCGGCTCAGGTGGAGCATCACTAGTCAGTAATTGCACTAGTGACAGTGAATCCAATGGGGCTTCCTCTACCGTGGAATCTTCGGTAGCAGTATCAACTTCTGTAGGCATGTGGTTTAACGTCTCACAAGTAGACAGACAGCGTGCTTAAAGGGGCGCGCAGAACCCATTAGTTTCCCTGGTAAGGTTAAGGTAGTGTATAGACACCTCAACTGTCAACGGAGGCAGGTTCAGCGTCTTCTGGGCGGGGTTTGTAGAGCGTTTCTAGGTGCTGCCGCATCTCTAAAACCATGCTCAATCTGCCTGCCTCAAACTGCCTACTGTCGGGAGTATGACGAGGGTCAGAGACTGCTTCCTGCTCGGTCTGAATGAAGCCCTCAATCAGCTTGTCTAATCCCCTTCTTACAGGGCTTACTTCCGGCAGTAATAGCGCGTCGCGCTCCTCGTCTGTTAGTTCAACTTCAACCATTTTGATTCACACCCAGCCGGCCCGTCATTGCATTCTGTTGCTGCATCACAGACATATTAAGGTTTTTCATATACGTCTGGACCAGCTCAACAAACTGCGGATCGGACTGCATCAGTTCCATATACTTCGGATTGTTGCCAATGATCTGATTGACAAACTGCGCTCTGATCTGGGCTGATGGGTCGTTTTCCCGCAGCTGCGGTTGATTACCCAAAGCCATCAAAGCGACAGTATTGTTCTCTTCTTCAAACATCTGCTGAGCGGCCTGCTTATTGTCCAGCAGGAGCTGCTCAGGGAAGGTTGGGTTGATAATCCGCAGCTGCATCTCTAGCAGCTTTCTGCGGTCAATCTGGCCAGCTAAGTCATTCGGTAAGACGATCTCAGAGATTGCCTTCAGCTGGTTGTTGGTAAACTCGCTGTCCAACTCCCTAATGTCGAAGGAGAGGCTGAAATTGTATTTCTTTGTGTCCTCTGGGATTGGTAATCCCGTGCCTGTTACCTCACCGAATTCCTTATCGTTGCCAAACTTCTGAACCAGCTCCCAGACGTTGTTAAGAATGGTGCCCTTAAAGCGCAGCCAGCGGCTGACGTGCATCTGGTTTTTAACCTGGGATTGAGCCGGATCAATTGCAGGATTCGGCACGCCGAAATACTCATCTGCACGTAGACGAACACTTTCGATGTTAGCCAAGGCAACATCCGGCCCCTTTTTCGGGGGCTCCATCCAGGTGATGTCTCCCGGTCTCTGCTCTGAGAGTTGTTTGCCTGGGCCAACACTAATGCGGTTGCCGTAGCGGTGAGGCACTTTCAGTGGCGGCAAGGTCTCTAGGTTGGAGCGGTCAAACACCATGTCGACCTGCCCTTTGATTTCCGTTTGCCACGTCCCGCAGATGTCGGGGATGCCTCGGGATTCCAACAGCTCTCTAGTTGTCCGTTCGCGGGTGAACACCTCAATCGGAATCCTGCCGCCCGCCTCTTTAACCAGCGTATGGCTGGCGTAGGAAGGCTCTCCCGTGTCATCGTTCTTGTGGTGAGGGCTGAAAACCGTCAGGTAAACACCAGGCCGGCCATGCTCATCCACCCGCCGAGAATAGGCATAGATGACTTCAACCATGTTCTGATGATCATTGGCAGAATCAACGGTCTGCTGGGCTGGGCTGATGCCTTCGTCGTTGTGGTTGATGTATCGGCCAGCAGTCGCTTTGACTTCCTCAACCCATTGCTCATCCCACTCATCGGTCTGCGCCCTATCTTCCAGCTCTGCTACAGTAAATGAATCCCGCCTGAAGACTACCCGCGCTCGGTGGATTTCTCTGGTCTCAGGCGGGAATAGGAGCTCGTAAAACGGCTTTAGGGTTACGATTTCCGGGTGGTCACAGACTATTTCCGGCATTTCAATTACAGTCTTCCCGTTAGTGCGAAGCTCCTTAAATTTCTTCCTAACCTCGGATACTTTGAACTGAGGGTTTGAGGTGGCAAAGATGTCTGCCAGCATGTCAGAGTTCTGATCAAAAGCAGCCACCATCTCTGCTGGATCCTCTACCCCCATCGACTTTGCCATTGATTCGATGGTCAGCTCCCGAGGGCTCATCTGCTGGGAACGCTTCCAGAGGGTGTGAACACCTGCCCATCCGTAGTGGGCTGCATACTGCTGAGCCAGCTCCAGCTCATCATCCCAGCTAGGGTTTAGCAGGGTGCTAACCAGCCAATTCATATACAGCTGGACAGCAGAGGCATTCTCTACGTCCTGGTATTCAGCCGGATTGACGTTCAGGGCACAGCGGTTGTCTGCCCCAGCCAGCAATGCCACGTAATGGTTGATGTAATTATCAACCAGGTGGATGCGGCTGTCGGAAGCACCTTCCCACGGGAAAACCTGCCTGCCGTAGTTTACGGCGTGCTTTCTACCGTCGGCTGCTTGGCCTTGCCAATAGGCGTAGCGGCTTTCGTCAGCCTCTCGGATGCGGTTGGTAACCCTGCGGTCCGAAAATGATCTGGTAAAATCTGTTACCAGCTCGGAGACGTTAGGGGCTGTTGATTCTAAGAGTTTATCTTCTGTCACAGGGCCTAGTAGTGGCCCCCGCCTTGGTCGTAGGATGTCCCTGGAGAGACGTGGAATGGATCCATGGTGATTAAGTAACGTAATGCATCGGCAGGGTCTTTACAAGCTCCCTTGTCCTTGTCTTCACCTGTCCACTCTCGCAGTGAGTAGATCAGATTGCCGCATTCTTCGCTGATGTAGAGCTTCGGCTCGTTTAGAACCGTTATCGGCTCTTCCATATTGTAAGACAACAGGTTGTTGATTGCCTGTACGCCTTCGTCGATTTCGGTGTGAGCTGCCGGAATAAAAACCATCCCCGGCTCGCTGAGGTTGTCTTCGGCATCTACCACGTCTTTGGCTAGGTGATCGATCAGGCTGTAGTTGCCTTCCTTGGCCGATAAGATTGGCGCTTTGCCTGCCCTCGGGTCGATGTAACGCACTAAAGGCTCCCGCTCACCCCTCTCCAGCTCGCGGATTAGCTTTCTGTATTGAGCTAGGTTGCGCCCGCAGTCTGCCTTTTGAGCTGACCCCGGTGAACCATCGGCTTTGCTGCTAGGAACCGCCCATTCGCCGTATCGGGCCAAGTTCGGCCATTCTCGGTAGACGAACATTCGGCCCAGGTTGTCCACCCGCAGCCAAACCATAAACCAGTTGCGATCTCCACCGGTCGGATCAACGCACATATAGTTGGTGCCCTCGGATGGGATCTGCTCAGGCTTAACAATGTGAGCATCCCCGAAGCGTGGGAACTTGCCGACAATCGGGTTCCTGACGTAGCCGTAGGCCCGGATTTCCTTCTCAGTAGATGTCTTGCCAGACAGGGCCGACTTTTTGAAGTGATCCCAACTGATGTAAGGGTTGTGCTCTGAGAAAAACCAAATGATTGCATCACCTGACCGAGTGCGACCAATGAATGGCATCCTGCCTTCCGGCATCACCCGCTTGTCGCAGGGAAGCCACTTAGTGACCACATGGCCTGCCATGGCGTGCTTAACCGTTGGGGAGTATCCTTCGATGGGGGTAAATGAGTTCACCATCTTTCCTCTACGGTCGATCAGACGGTATTTCATTGTTTCCACCCAGGTCTGCGGAACCAGCTCATCTGCCCAGAAAAGATCCAGGTTAGCACCTTCCAGCGTCTTTACATCCTGTGTGTAATTTTTGAAGCGGCAGGAGGAGCCGTTAGGGCCGATGAAGGAACCATTTGAAAAGCCGTTCTTCGGGGTGAAGGCGATATTGTTAACCTGACGCACACCCCTTCTCTGCCTTGCCCATTCCTTCGGGATGTAGCGGTGGATGGCGTGTTGCTGCACCTGAATACTGCTCTCACCAGACAAGCCACCAACCCAAGCGGCGTAACCAGGAGTAGCAGCCATCTTTTGGACGAGGCGCTTGGCCATGTACTCAGTTTTTCCTGAGTTGTGATGGACCGCCCCACAAGCCCAGTAATTGTCATAGAATGGCACCCTGAAATCCCACACAGGGCCAGCTCCAGCCGGCCTAATGTTTGTCACAATATCATATCCTAATGGATTCCAAAGCTGGTCACCGCAACGTAATTCAGAAACAGCAATATATCTGCCCGTTCGGCGCATAACCCTGTGATGCTCTGTGGCCTTAAACGATCTGCCCCCTAAAAGGAACACCTCCAAAAACAAGCCCTCACCTTTTACAAAAGGCTCCAACGCATCAGCAGTAACAAGCTCTGAATCCTTACCTTTGGCTAAAACTTTGTGCGTTCCTTTAATCTTTGAAACTGCAACCTCTTCACCCGTTAAAGGATTATAGATAGGCGTACCCCCTTCAATGCACCTGTTTCCACCGAATAGGTAGATCGTAGTGATATCAGGATCCTCAAACAGCTCATCCATTGCCTTCCAATGCTGGAAGTGGCCGCCTGAGTTGTGCCAATCCATCCCGTGGTTAAACGGATCGGTCTTTTCGGCCTTAATGAGGGCTTCCCGGCGCTTCCACAAGTCAAAAGCCTTCTCTACGCCGAGAGCTTCTACCTGCTCAGCGGTAGGCAGCTTAAGGATGGGGTGTTTAGTCCACTGAATTGCCACTAATACTTAAACCGGTTTCTGGGCAGCCCTTTGACGAACAGCCAATCACCCTCCCTTGTCACAGCCACCTCCATCCCCATAGCGAAGGCTCGGGCATCCTTACAACGAGCATTGCCTAGCTCCGTCAAAATGATGCGATTGTTCGGGTAGAACCCCCTAATTTTCGCCTGCAAAGGGTAAGCCTCTTTCGGCAAATCTTTGATATCTTCAACAATTAAGGGGGCAGGTCTCGGGTGCCCCTCCTTTAAGAACTCATCGCCCTCAGGGAATTCTCGCCACTTAACGGCAACCCTATGCTGCCAAAGCTTGCGGGAGGCTTCCCTTATAACCTCTTTGTATGCGAAATTCTGTTTCGGAGTTAGAGCTGAGTAGAGAATTACCGTCCTCCTGTTCACTCTCTCTGGCTTGCACTTAAGGAGGTTGTTATGACAAGTTGCATCTGTTTCCCGGATAACTGACAGCAGCTCTTCCCAATTCCTCACTGTGGCTTCTTCGTTGTGACTACTCATTTTCCCTAGATGTTAATGCAGACCAATTGTTTTTATACTCGGCATACTTCCCGATGCTTTTGCCTGCGCTGAAATGCACCCGGTCGCTTTTAACGCTACAAAACGGTATAATGAACCACGTTTCCCACCCGTGGACATAGGCGGCAAAGAAGTCCACCTCCAAAGCTGAGTAAGCTGTTCGGCCTGAATCATTATTCTGACGTTTAGTAGTAAAAATCCGATAACGAGGAGAACGAGACCCTTTCATCAGATCATTTGTTGCCTTCACCTGAACCCTTAACAGATCCCGACCATTGTCCACCACCCAATCATAGGGAGATGCTGGCGCAATCGGCGAGCTCACCAGCATCCCCCTTCTAATTACTTCCGCAGCGAACAACTGCTCCGCATAGTCGCCCAGCTCAATTGGTGACATCAGTGGTGACTATACACCTAATTGAAACAAAAAGCGAACTAAACCTTTATGCCGTAGCTTTCCGTTAGGTTCTCTTTTGCCCATTCCCAGCTTAACTTCAGCAACCCTCTGTCACCCCAGGCAGTTCCCCAGCTGTTCATCAGCAA